AGGTTGTCATCTCAATAATCGCCAGAAACCTTCTGGACGGAGGGTAGGGTAAACCCTACAGAATCTTCCACTTCTTCTCTTTAATCACAGTTTCCGAGGCTAAGCCTTCTAGGTGTCCTGTAATCAATTCAATAGACTTAATGTGATGATAAGCATCCTCACGCTTACCTAACTCATCAGCATTTGTGTTAATTATCACACTAATCTGTTGTTTTTTCAAGTTATCTATGACTTCTTTGAAAAAGTCATCATTTAATAGGTTTTTAGCCCATTGTGCGAGTAGGTGTTTGTCCATACTGATTCTGTATCCCAGAAATAATGTCGTTAATACTTAGGCTACTTGCTGATGGCATACCTTGCTTGCTACCCAAAATGCCCATCAAGTCGTTGTAACTCAGGCTAGATGGCTGTGAGTATTGGATAGGCTCTGGAACTTGACCATAGTTAGGGTCTAGGAACTTTTCCCATTGAGTGCCAATCAGTAGGTTTCTGTTACCAAAGTTAATTGGAGGCAAAGGTGTAAATGGTGCAACGCCTGTCTTTGGAGGTGTTCTCCAATCAGTAGGAACTTCAACAATTGGGTACTGAGGGCCAGTAGGAGTGTTTGGTGTGGCAGCAGCACCAATTCCTGCAATAGTTCCTCCAATACCAATAATTCTAATAATGTCTGGAACAGTTAATGTTGTATCTTTAGTAGGAGGAGTAGTAACTGTTGGAACTGTAGGAGTTACAACTGTAGGCGCAGTTGCTGTAGGTACTGTAGGCACTGTAGTAATAACTGGAATGTCAGGCTGTGTAGGTCTAGTTGAAGTTACCTCAACAGTCGGAGGCGCAGTTGTACCGCCACCCAAAATAGATGTGACAGCATTGATTACATCTGGAGACACTTGTTCTGGTCTAGTTGCAGTTGTAACAACAGTTGGAACTTGTGAAAGAGTGTTTATTAAAGAATCAACAGTAATTGGTGTTCTGGCAGCATTAACAAGCAAAGTATCAGACGCACCTGTTACAGGTAATGCGCTAGTAATAGATGCAATATCTGCTGCGCTTGCGTTTTCTAAAAACTGAGTAATTTGTGCGTTTGTTAATCCTGCGCCTTGCATTGAACTAATTAACTGACTTTCAATAGCATCATTAAACTGTGTTGCAGTCATGTTAGATGCGTCTATCGGGCCACCCTGTAGATAGCCACTCAATGCACCACCTGCACCGCCTAATATTGCACCTTTAAGTGGGTCACCACCAGCAATTCCAGTTGTTAAACCACCGAGAATAGCATTACCCAATGCGTTAGAAGCTACTGCACCAGCACCTGCGCCAAGTAAAGCATTACCAAGCAAACCACCAGCACCAGTTGCAGCTAATGCAAGTTGAACAATAGGCATCCAATCACCAGCATCAGAACTAGATGCGCCAGTTGTGTAAAAAACTGGAGTGCCATTAGGGGCAAACTCAACTCGATAACCTGTGTTACCTTTACCTGCAAACGTGCCACCAAAAGCATTTCCAGTTTGACGTTCTGAATAAGTATTAGGAACTTCTTGACCAGTTACTTTATTCCCATAAGTAGTAACTGTTTGTGTTTGACCAGTATCGTATGAAGTGCCATTTTCATCTGTGTAAGTAACAGGAACTTGCTTAGTAATCTGACCAAACTGGTTAATGTCTGTAATTCCAATACTGGCTAAAATATTAGCCATGTCAGCAGCGTTAGCTTGTGCTGAACCTTTGCCCTCGCCTGTCCATTGGTCAGCAGTACCTTGACCAAGAATTTGCTGAGTTAGATATGTCTGTGCAATCTCTGGATTGCCTTTAAGCGCAGAAGCAACTTGTGTTGGAGAAACTCCAGCAGCTTGCATTGTTTGGTTAATCAATGTAGCGTCAGCATTTGGATTTTCGTTAAACCATCCAAGAATGTCAGCGTTAGTTACAGTCGGTACTGGAGGAGGCATTTGTACAGGGCCACCTTGCAATCTCTCTGGAGGAGGAGGGGCTACTGGTGCTGCAGTTGTTTCTTGTGATACTGGAGGAGGAGGTGCTTTAAGCAAACTCAGTTCTAAATTTACTGGAGGAGGAGGCGTACCAGTAGCAGATTGATACTGAGCAGCACTTACACCCGCTTCTGCCATCGTTTGATTGATAAGAGCAGGACTAGCATTAGGATTTTCATTCAACCAACCAAGAATGTCAGCATTAGTAACTGCCATGATTAACCCCTAATCTCTACGTTAGATGTAATGCCAGCACCAATCTTCATTGCTTTCAGTTGTGCTTCTGCTTCAAACTCTTGTTGCTTCATAGCAAAGTAAGCCTGTTGTTTCTCACGCTCTAGTTGCAACTTAGCTGCTTCCTTCTCACGCATCATCTGCATTTCAAGAACAGCCTTCTGTTGCGCCATCTCCATGTCAATCTGTTGTTGCTGTTGCTTCAACTGAATGTCAGCCTGTGCTTTAGCTTGGTTAGCTTGTATCTCAGCTTGAGTCCTAGCCATGATTGCTTGAACTTCTGGAGGCATCTGTTGTTGTTGTGGAGGAGGATTACTCAATGCTTGGTCTTGCTCTGGCGTAATCGCTTTGTAGAACTCAGCAGAATCCTTAAATCCAGCAATCTCTACCATGCGTCCCAATGTGCCACGATACTGTGCAGGTGAAACGTAAGGATTAGCAAGCCCATACTGACCAATTAACTGCTCTTGTTTAGCAAGAACCATAGACAACATAGCCATCTGCTCTTGTCGGTTTCCAGCACCCAAACCTACGTTGATAGAAACATCATATTGGTTAGCCCATGTACGAGGGTCAAACTCTACAAACTCACCTCTCATACGCACCAAACGAGCCTTGTCTTGGTACTTACATAACAAATGTAGTATGCCTTTAAACAAAGACTTAACACCTGTCTCAGCAAAGATTCGAGCCATCAGTTCAATCTTACCTGCGCCAGCTTGTTGCATAGAAGCTACTGCTGCTGCTGTGACGTTCTGTAAGACAGAGGGGTCTAACCCTTGTGAGGCATCAGACACGCCTGTACGCTTAGACTGGATTGTGTCCAAGTATTGAAGCATTGGGAAAGCCTGATTAGCCACGTTCTGAACAACTAACTGTTGAACAGCACCTTGTGACTTGGCACGAATAACACCACCTGCGGTAGAAGTCAGCAAGTCATCTAGGTTTACTTGACCTTCCACAGCAACCACACGAGCATTGTTTGTCAGATATAAGTTATCCAACATCTGACGAGTGATAGTAGTCTTGATTAACTGTAGGTCAACTGTTCTATCAGCTAGTGAGTTACCAAAGAACTTGTGTGGAATTGGAATAGGACAGATTGAGTGGAAAGGAACATAGTCCACTTCCTCAACCATTTCCTTACCATCCTCATCTTGCAGAATCTCATTAGAAGCGTAAAAGACTTGAGTCAGAGCAGCAATGCCCTTTCCGTTCATATCAGTTTTGACATAACACTCAAAGACCTCAATCTCTTGCATTGATGGGTCATCAGTCTGAGTTTGGTAAGGTTGCTCACCTGCTGCGTAACGAGCCACACGCTCTGGTGTGTATGCCAAAGCATCACCCATCTGCAAGCCTTCAACTTGCTTTTTATTAAAACCCATAGCATATAAATCACTACGAGTTAACATCTGACGATGGGCTACAAAAGGCGAATCAGCAATAGTTCTAGCCTTCTTGCTAATCAAGAACTCCTCTGGAGGAACATTCTCAATCGTTACTTTGCCTGACTTTTTCTTTTGTTGCACCACAACATTGTGTGTAGCACTCATCACAGGCATACCCATCGGGTCTATAACTGGCTGACCCATTGGGTCAAATATTGGGAACTCTATCGTATCTTGCTCGACAATCTCCATAGTCTCATCACTCATCAGCATTGCTAACTCATCGTTAGTCAAGTCAAAGTAACGCTCTTTGGTAATGTCTTCTTTGTCTTCCCAATACGCTTTAACAATGCCGTTCTTTTGAAGCAGAGCATCCTTGAACCAATCATGCAGAATGGCTACGCCTTCGTTGTCTCGTGAGAATACCCAATTGCAATACTGTGTCGCTTGTTTTGCGGATGCTTCGTCTTTCGGGCCTTGAGGCTCAAAAACTACAATATCATCTGAGCCTGTAAATATACGGACTAAGCTAGGCAGCGCACCATCTATCGCTTCTGCCACTTCTCCTGTAACGATTTGAGACTTACCCTCAACTTCATTACCATATGGCTGTCGTAGATACGCCTCCAAAGCCAGTTTGCGCTGCTCAACAGTTTCGCTTTCAATAAATCCAATTGCATCGTCAATCTCTGCTTGGATTATCGACATTAACTCGTTCTGTGCCATGCTTGTCCTTTGGAGGTCTTCCCATTCTGGGTTTGTCCAATTTTAACTCATTTACCACATTTTCGAGCATTTCGATACGTTTTTCAAGTTCTTTTACTTTAGGGGCTAGATTTACCCCTTGCATTGATACATACATCAGACAATCCATTTCGGAGTTTGGTTAATAGGCTTAGACCAAGTTGAATGTCCTTCATCCAATCCAAGGGCTAAGTAGCGGAACGAATCAGAGCCATGACTTGACCAATCGTGTAGTGGTCTTTCATAGAATATCTTACGCTTCTCATCGTAGTCTCTGCGGTAGTTTCTCAGGCAGTTAAGTCCTGTTTGCACTTTAGGAACGTTAAACCAGCACCTTGGAAGCAATCTTCTTACTGCTTGGATGCCATCATCTAGTCCCATTCTGGGTGCAATCTTGACCTCTAACCCTGATTCCTCAAGCATTTCCATTCTGCTTTTACCTGTGCCAAGTTCCCTGACCCTAACGTCATGGGGCAGAATATGCTCTGATTTGAGATAGTCGTTGTCCTTAATCCACTTAACGTAGTGGTCTAGTCCAACTCCGTGATTCTCGTAGTAGTCCAACAATCTAACCTCAGTACCTACCAGTTGAGCCACCCAGATAGACGTAGAGTCACCCATTCCCAAGTCCCAAGCAGTAAATGTTCTGCTTAGTTCCTCTCTGGGAATCTCTTGCATATGCTTCTTTTCTTCTAGTTCATTGAGGATTTGCCCAAAGTAAGAGCCTTCTACAGCAGCATCAAAGCTACACTCAAACTCTTGGCGGTACTTATCTTCCCCCATCTCATTCTTAGCAGCCTTTAGTTCTGTGTCATCCACTACCCCTGTCTCTGAGGCTTTGAACTCTAGCAAGCCCCATCCATCCTCAGTTTTAGCCCTGTCTCGCAGTTCTTTGAAGTGGTTATGTCCTTTGGGTGTACCAATAAAGAGACACCAGCCCTTCCTATCAGCTAGTGCAGGTCTTACGATGTCTGTCCATATCTTAGGGTTTTGGTCACCAATCTCGTCAAGAATGACCCCATCAAAATACTGACCACGGAGTGTTTCTGGATTGTCTGAGCCAAACAACTGGATGCGCCTACCCCAGAAGTCCACCCTAAGTTCTGAGATATTGCTAGTGCCACCCAGAGGCTCTGCATACTTCACAAGGTAGTCCCACGCCACCCTCTTAGCTTGTCCGTATGTAGGGGCTATATAAGCGTATCTAGGGGCTTCCTTTTGGTTGAGCAAAGCATCCTTGATTAAGTGGTTAATCGCAGAGACTGTCTTACCCATGCGCCTATGAGCAACAACAACGCCAAAACGCTTACTGTCCATCAGTTCATGGATAGCAAGTTGTTGTTCTCTGGGTTTGTAGGCTATCTCGATTACTTCTGCCATTGGACGCTTATCTGAATGTCTTTACCTTCTTCTCCAGTTACTTGGAGTGGTAAGACCCTACCGATTAGTCCCATGAAAGCCTGTGGATGGCTCTCTGCCTTCTCTACGAGATAAGCAACGCCACCTGCGCCCTCTAGTGCCTCAAGTATCATCTCTCTAAGAACAGCATTGCCCTTGTCAAGACTTCCCTTTGGTCTTCCTGCGCCTTCTCGTGCGCCACCACGATATGAAATGTTTGATTGTTTTTCAATCATTTTGTTTGACTCCTCTAGGGTTGGTCAAGGTTAAGTAATACTTTATTCTAACAGACTTGTAATCTCTTTGCGCTTTTCTTCGTCTAGTAGGCTTGTTGCTGGTAATAACGGAGTGGCAGCAAATAAGGGTTGACCCTTAGATGTTCCCTCTTTCATTTGAGGAGTAATGTCTAAGTAACGGATAGTTTCTTTTGATGGACGCTGTGCAGGAATCCCGCTTGCATCCCTAGCGTAATCTGTCGTTATCTGTGTCTCACCTACGCTTGCACCATACTTCTTTCCGTACTTATCCAAGAACTTAGGATAAATCTCGTCATAGTATTTCTTCATCCCTTCGCCACCAACCTGTAAGTCAAGTCCTGATAAAAAGCGAGTCCCCTCCTCATCTGGAGTTTCTTTAATTAACTTTTGTGCAGCTTCTTTTCCAATGTAATCAGAAAGTTTTTCTTCTGTTACACCGCTTTCGTCTATAACTGTTCTTCCGTCAGACCGTCTTCCTGTAACATTTTTATCGTAAGCAGTTAATCGACCAGTTTCTTTATCCCACATAACTTTGCTTATTTGTTTACTCAAATCAAAGCGTTCTGCTTGTTGCTTACCAGTAGTCAATCCAATGCGCTCATAGCCATTGTCGGCAGCGTACTTGGTTAGTCGCTTTAGTGCCAATTGATACCATGTGTCTTTAAATGGTGCGTCTGGAATACCAGTTTGTCCAATTTTTGACAATTCTTGTACTTGATTCATTAAATCAAAACGCTGTTGAGCAATTGCACTTTTTTCTTCTTCTGTCTTTGCTTGTTCTTTTAATTTACCTAAACGCTTATGTTCTTCTTTTAAAGCATCTATTTGTTGTTGCGCCTGATTTTGTGCTTTAGGGTTGTTATAGCCCTTTTCCCTACCAGCTTGATGCCAATCAGATTGAATTTCCTCAACCAATAGCATCTTCTTACCATCAGCATCAACTCGGTCATTTACCCTCATATGGGCTAAGATATTTGGCTCATTAAAATGACTTGATTGATATGGCTTGTCTTGATGCAACTCACCAAATTTTTGTAGTGCTTCTTCTTTTGTTGCACCGCTACCATATCTCTGACCATTAGCGTCATAAACTCCATATTTGGTTACACCATTGACAGAATAAGCGTCAACATTAAAACCTTCTGGTAATGCTTGTGGTTTTTGTGGCAATGTCAGCAATATCTCACGATAGTTCTCACCACCTGCTAATTGGTATCTACCAAACTTAGTAGGAGTTGATTCTGGAACTTTATATACAGCATCAGCTTGTGCATCACGCAAATTTTGCAAGTCAGTTATTTGTTGTTGTAATTGCCTAGAATTCTCTCTTGGTCTTAAACCAGTTCTTGCTTTACTAAAAGCACCCATTGGGTCTAAATTATCAAGCAATGCGTCATCGTAATTTGTATAATTTTTTAATACTGTATTTGTTTCTGCGTCATAAACCACATATTCTGGTTTATCTATTCTTCTGTACAAATCTTGAATTTCTGGCTCAAACTTGTCAAATACTTCTTTTCGTGCAGCAATGCCTATTGGGTCTTCAGTTATTTGCGCCCCATAAGTTACTTCTTGAACATCCACACGATTGTTAGCCAAAAAGTCTTGAACCTCTTGTTTAGTAACATTAGGTTTGTCTCTCAGGAACTCATCCAATCCTGTGAATTGCAATTCTTCCTTCTTAACATCAGGTGCTTTCATCAAGTCGTTAATGAAAGACTGACCAGTTCCCTTGTTTCTACCTAGATTCAATGCTGCTTGCTCAGTAGCGGAATAGAAACCAATGTCAGAAACTGGTGCTTGTGGCTTAGTCTGCAATAGGCTTTCAATAGGCTCTGCCCTAGCAGACAACAATCCTTGTTCTGGCGCAACAGCAAACAATGGCTGTGGAACTACCTTGCTCATCATGCTATTAGGACGCTGACCCATCATCGTAGCTGCCAGTTCCTCACCTGCCATTTGACCAATCTTTTGCACACCCCTTACGGCTGGCATTGGGTTTAGCGGAACAAATGACGCAGCTTGACCTGCTACCTGACCAACTCTTGATGTTGGCGCAAGTGGTAAGTCTTTTAAGAACTTCTCTGTTGTGTAAGGAAACTGCGCTGGTGCTTCATAACTAACATCACCAAACATCTCTGTTGGACTAGGTGACCTAAGTAAATTAGCTATGTCAGCAGGTAAACCTAGCAAACCCGCTAAACGTCCTCTAAGAACGTCAACAGGCAGATTAGCAGAATCAGCAGGGTTACCCTGTCTGCGCCTGTTTAACTGTGGATAAAATCCAAATGCTGCACCTAAATCTGCCATGATTAGTTACCATTTAACTTTGTTAGCCCAATAAGCAGCACTCATCTTGCCCTTGGCGATATTCTCTGCGTGACGAGCCTTAAACGCTTCGTTACGCTTCGTGCCATCAGGTGAGCCTTTAGCCCCTTGTTGACCAAAGCGGATTAGCTTTACATCCTCACCAGACTTAGCTAAAACAGCATGAGACTTAGTGGGATGGTTAGGAGTAGCTTTGGGCTTGTTATAGCCAGAAAACTGCTCAGAACCACGCTTAATCATTTTTTCTTAGCAGTCTTAGCTGCTTGTTTAAAAGCATCAGCAGTAGGCGCACCCTTGCTACCTACTTTACGCATACGCTCTGGGGTCTTCCCTGCTGCTTTCTGCGCCTCTATACGCTTCTTCTTTGCAGCGATATTTGCATACAAGCCCATCATTTTTTTGGCTTCTTTGCTTTGTTCTTTGCAGTACGCTCACCACGCTCAGGCATGGGCTTAGTCTTCTTCTGCATAAGTTTCTGCATCATTGGCCCACCACTAATCCATGCCTCACAAGTCCTCTTGGAAGCACACTTAAAATCAAACACCTCGCAATATCCTAAGTCGCCAGCGTCAATGACTTCCCAAGCATCCATCTCTGTGCCGTTCATCTCCAAGCCTGATTCAATGCAAGCAAGCATCTTAGGGGTTTGGATAAAGGCAGAGCAGTTTCCGCAACGAGACTTTTTAGCCTGTGCAGGTGAGATTCTCCAAGCCTTTGAAATGTCACGCCAGTAATCAGCGTGTGGCTCATTGGGATTCATCGGGCCGTAGTTAGCCTTGTCGATGGCTTTTTGGCGACACTCAAGATTGACTTCTACGTCACCTGTGGCAACTGGACACGCTTCGCCTTTTTTCTCTTGGCTTTGTATCTCAATCTCAATTTTTACGGATGGCTCTAATAATCCAGACATAGGTGTCCCTAGGAGTTTGTCTCATTATCACATAAAAAAATAGAGGGAACAAGTCCCTCTAAAAACTCAATGGCAACTGAGTGCGTCCATTGTGCGCTATCTAAAAAGTTTTGCAA